CCTATAGGCATGTCTTCTGTATTATATTTAAAAGTTCCTGATTGTATAAAAGAAAAATCAAAAAGTATTAAAGATGATAAAGGTTACATAGAATTAGATCACAACAATGCATCAGGAGATGTTGATGGGTTTACACAATTACTTTGGGGTGTAACTTCACGAAAAGAAATGTTGGATCTTAGACATCCTTCTTCTGAGTATGTATTTCCGGAAGAGGGGAAGATGATAATATTTCCTCATTGGCTATTTCATTCTGTTACTCCATTTTTTGGAAAGGGAGAAAGAAGGACACTTGCTGCTAACTTTACTTGTCGTGGATTACCGAAAGAAAGGCAAGTGAGTTGACAATTGAAAAACAAATTTTAGCACAGTGTCTTAACAATGAATTTTATAAAAAAGCAAGTGATGTTGTAGATAAAGAAATGTTTGCTAACGGTGTTGGTACTGTATTTGATACTATAGCATTTGCACATGATAAGTACGGAGAAGACTTAACAACAAAAATGCTTTTGCAATTACATAGGGATCGGTTTCCTTCTATGCCGGATTCCTCTAGAGAATCTATAGAATCGGTTATAAAAGAGTTAACGCATTATGTACAAGACAGTCCTGAAATGATGCAGGATCTTATAGCTAATTTTTGGAGAAGAAACAAAGCACAGAAGATAAGTTCAAAGGCTACAGATATTTGGTTAGGCAATGAGGGTGATTATGAAGGATTAAGAGTTTTACTAGATGAGCTTATAAATAAGCAACCGGAGGACAGCACTAATTATGTCAGAGTAGAAGATAGTGTTTCTGACTTTTTAGAATCTTGGAATAAAGGATTTGAGTTTAAATTTGGTTTGGTTCCTTTACAGGATAGGGTAGGTGGTGTAGGTAGAGGAAATCTTGGTGTGATATTTGCAAGACCAGAAACTGGAAAAACAACTTTTTGTTCTTATTTGGTAGCCGAGTATATTAGACAAGGTTTTAAAATAGCCTATTTTGCAAATGAAGAACCCGGCAGACTTGTAAAAGGGAGAGTGTTTTGTGCCTATTTAGATAAGAATATCAATGAGTTACAAGAAGATATTGAAGTAGTAAATGAAGTGTATAATAAAGAGGTAAAAGAAAACTTACTCATGTTAGAGGGAAGAGGAATTTCTATGAGAGAGGTGGATAAATTTATAGAAGTGAATAAACCTGATATTGTTTTTATAGATCAACTTGACAAAGTAAATATAAAAGGAGTATATTCAAGAGTAGATGAAAAATTAAGAGCTGTATATGAAAATGCAAGAGCAATGGCTAAACGAAATGATTGTATGATTTGGGCTGTGTCCCAAGCATCTTATGAAGCTCATAATAGACAGGAGATAGATTTTAGTATGTTGGAAAATAGTAGAACAGGAAAGGCAGCTGAGGCCGACATTATTATAGGTATAGGAAAAAATTTTGGAGATGAAGAGGATTATATTCGTCATCTTTGTGTTTCTAAAAATAAGTTGTCTGGTTGGCATGGTACAATTACATGTCGAATAGATATACAGAAAGCTAGGTATTTACCATGACAAAAGAACAAGCAAACGTAGTTACAATAACAGATAAAGCAAATAAACACCTATCAAAGATTGTAATAAAAAATAAAGTTAAGGGGGTTTCCCTGTCGGTTGATGGGGGAGGCTGTGCAGGATTTAATTACAAATGGGATCTTTTAAAAGAGCAACCTAAAACTGCTGAAGAAAATGATATGATAAATTTAAATAAAGGTTTTCTTTATATAGATCCTTTTGTTACCATGTACATTCTTGGTACACAAATAGATTTTATAGATGACATAGCCGGATCATATTTAAAGATAGTTAATCCCAATGCTACATCTGAGTGTGGGTGTGGAGAAAGTTTTTCAGTGTGAGTAGAATATGTTAAAAGCTGATGGATTTGATAAAGCAATAGTAGGTGTTGGTAGAAGATGTGGCCAGCCGGATTTATTAGTGTATGATGTACATGAATGTATAAATATACTTATAGAGAAGGATGGTATGACGGAAGAACAGGCAATGGAATATTTTGATTTTAATGTAGTAGGAGCATGGATGGGGGAAACTACACCTATATTTTTGTATACAGGAGAAGAGTATTGACAAGTGGGTATAGGTATTATAAGAGCAATTCTAAAGGAGAAGCTGTATTTAGAAGAGATACAAATCAAAATTTAGAGGAAGTAGAAAAGTACTTAAAAGAATATAATATTAAATATGAGGACAGGCTAAAGGCTCTTGCATTAAAAATTTATAACAAAGAAGAACATCCTTATATATACTATTGGACTACAGGAAGATGGAAACCTTTTAATGGAAAAATATCTCCCCATTATAGGAGTAACTCTATAGAAGATTTTGTTTCAAACTATTTAAATAGGTTTTGCTCATGAAAAAAAGAATACATATAAATCAACATAATATAAAATTTAATCAGAAACATGGAACAAATAAACCTGTCATTACTGTTAAAACTTATAAAGATAATACGTATGCACATGAGGTGGATATATTAGGAGGTAGTAAGGTTATTTACAGACCTAGCAAGCCTTTATCTTGTGGAGCTAGAGTATGGATTGAAACAGATTCAGAGGTGCTAATTAAATGAAAACAGTATGGTTATTATACATTCTTATTGCCTTTAATGGTGATCCTAAATTAGAAATACGTGAATATAATACAGAAGGAGAGTGTGAACAGGAAAAAATAAGAGTTACACTAGAAATTAAAGAGGTGTACGGTGTACAGAATGCTCAATTATATTGTGTAAGAGGTGCTAGAAGTACAAAATGAAAACAACAATATTAGATATAGAAACAACATACAAAGTAAACGAGGATAAAAAAACTGATGCCGATCCCTACACAGGAAATATGTTAGTTTCTGTTGGTTATATTACAGAATCTGATGAAAATTACCTTTGTTTCTTTCACAGGGAAAAAGAACCTACTCCAAATGCAAAAGAAATATTACAAAAGGTTTTAGACAACACAACTTTATTAGTAGGCCACAATATAAAATTTGACTTAAAATGGTTGAGAGCTTGTGGATTTACCTATACTGGAAATGTACATGACACTATGATAGTAGAATATGTCATGCAAGGTGGAGAAAAGATTCCTTTATCTCTTGAGAAGTGCTGTGAACGTTATGCTGTCTCTCAGAAGAAAACTGGTTTAACCAATGAATTTTTTGAAAAAAATGTGTCGTTTGAGGACATACCTTGGAAAATTGTAGAAGAATACGGAAGAGCTGACGTACAGGCAACGAAGGAGTTATTTCATGCTCAATATTCTAACTTGGATGGAAAACTTGAGCCTACCATTTATTTGATGAACGAATTTTGTGAAGTGCTTTGTGATGTAGAGAATGAAGGTATACAGATAGGTCTCAAGAATCTATTTGAAATAAAATCTGTGTACATGAAAGAAGTACAGCAATTGAAAGACTATTTAAACAAAGAGGTAAAGATACTAATGGGAGATACTCCTATGAATTTAGATAGCCCTGAGGACCGATCAAAAATTATATTTTCTAGAAAAGTACTAGATAAAAAACAATGGGCACAATATTTTAACTTAGGTTATGAGCTTAGGGGGAATACAAAAAAGAAAAGGAGACCTAAAGCTTTAAGTGTTCGAGCTTTTCAACATAGTATGGTTAGACTTACAAAACCTCTGTTCAAAACGGTTATGAAAAGATGTGTGACTTGTGGGGGAATTGGATACAAGTATGTTTTGAAAAAGGATGGAACGATAGGTAAACAGAAACGTATCTGTATAACTTGTAATAAAAAGGGTGTAGTATATAAACCCACAAGAGAATATGCAGGTTTAGGTATACATGCAACAAATACAAATGATTTGACTATTCATGGATTTAAGACGGACAGACCAACGTTGGAAAGATTAGTACTTACAGCAAAAGAAAATCAAAAAGTTTTTATGAAAAATTATGTAAGATACAATGCTGTTAAAACATATTTGAAAACCTTTGTTGAGGGAATAGAAAAAGGTTTAGATAAAAAACGTAGAATACATCCACATTATATGCAATGTGTTACGTCTACAGGAAGACTATCCTCAAGGAACCCTAACTTTCAAAATATGCCAAGAGGTGGTACCTTTCCTGTACGTAAAGTAGTAATAAGTAGATGGAAAGGTGGGAGTATTCTAGAAGGAGATTATTCGCAGTTAGAATTTCGGGTAGCCGGTTTTTTAGCTCAGGATAATAGGGTGTACGAAGATGTTAGAAATAATATTGATGTACACGCATTTACAGCATCTGTTCTTGGTGTATCTAGACAGGATGCAAAGGCTGACACATTTAAACCTTTGTATGGTGGTCTACTTGGCACACCAAAGCAGATGGAATATTATCGTGCATTTAAACAGAGGTACAGCAAGATTACTCAATGGCATGAACAATTACAAAATGATGCTATTACTAATAAACGTGTTGTACTTCCTTCTGGCCGATATTATAATTTTAAAGATGTATATAGAACGAGATACGGTGGAGTTTCTAACTCAACAGCAATTAAAAATTATCCTGTACAAGGGTTTGCTACAGCTGATCTCCTACCTATTGCATTGATAAAGTTAAAAAAGTTGTTGACAGATCGTAAAATGCACAGTATAATATGTAACACAGTACACGATTCAATCATAATGGATGTGTATCCTGAAGAGCAGGATTTAGCTGTAGAGACAATGAAAGAAGCTATGATGTCTTTGCCTGAAGAATGTAAACATAGATACAATATTGATTATGATATGCCGATAGGAATCGAAATTAAAATTGGTAACAATTGGTTAGACATGAAGGAGGTTTATAAATCATGACCGAATTAACCACAATGAATACTACTCTGCCAGAGAACTTATCTAAGGTTTCTACAGAGGATATGATGAAACTAACAGGTCAAATGGACTATTCTAAGACCAAATCTTCATTAGGTAGATTGGCAATCAATCATGCTTCTGAAGATAACGAGGGTAATAACTTGCCTAGAGGGTGGTTTAGTTTGTACACATCTGAAGAAACAGTGTATGGAGAAAAAGCAAGCATGAGAGTTTTCATGCGTACTTATTCCTATTTTGTTTGGGATAATGAACAAGCTGCATTTTCTTGTCAAACTGTACAGGCACCGTCTTTCGATAGTGATTTCTATGATACTGAAGGTGGGCTAAAGTGTGGTAAACTAGACCGTAAAACTTTAGAGGCATTACCAAAGGATAGTCCGGAGTGGGCTGTACAGAAGAGTATCAAGTGTAGTCAAAACCTTTATGGTTTAGTCTCATTTGAGAATGCAAAGAACAAAAGTGGTGGTAAAACTACTGTTAAAGATGTTCCTTGTATATGGTACGCAAAGGGAGCTAATTTTTCTCCTGTGAATGACTGTCTAAGAAGCCTAGGTAGACAAAATCAGCCTATGTGGTTGATAAATATTGGGCTGTCTTCAGTACGGAAGAAAAAAGGTGGTAACATCTACTTCCATGCAGAGCTAACACCTCAAAAGACAGTTACACATTGTGAAGAAGACGATGCTCTCTTGCGTCAATTTATGGAATCTGTTAAATTTTATAATGATACTGTAATGAAGGCATACCAGTTAGCCACTTCAGATAAAGTAGAATATGATTCTGTAATTAATGAATAGCTTTATACTTCATAAAGTACAAGGGTTTCTAGATCGTGTATCCAAAGAGGGTACCGATCTAGATCCCAAGCTTGTAGAAGAATTTAAAGAAGCTTGTGGAAAATCTATTGTTCGACAGTTTTCTAATAAGAAAGAAAAATGGAGACCACGTATGTCTTCTTTAGGCAGGCCTCTTTGTCAGCAGAAAATGGAAAGGGATGGTGCAGAAAAGAACCTAGAATATAATTCTATTTTACGATTTGTGTTTGGAGATATGATAGAGGCCCTTACCATTTTGGTAATGAAATCGGCAAAAGTAGACGTTGAGGCTGAACAAGAAAAAGTAAATTTACAATTAGGAAAAAATTCTATTTCTGGTACATTGGATGTTGAGATTGAGGGAAAGGTATGGGATATTAAATCAGCAAGTCCTTATGCATTTGAACATAAATTTGGAAATTTAGGTGGTTACAAAAAAATAAAAGAAGATGATGTGTTTGGGTATATTGTACAGGGACACTTGTACAGCCAAGCAAGGAACAAAGATTTTGGTGGGTGGATAGTTGTTAATAAGGCTAGTGGAGAGTGGACTGTTTGTGAGGCACCTGCAGTACAGGAAGAAGATAGAAAAGAGGCATTGGCCCTAGCAGAAAAGAATTTAAAAGCCCTAATGAAAGGAGAGAAATTTAAAAGATGTTTTACAGATAAGGAAGAGACGTATAAGGCCAGTGATGGTACTATAAAAAATACTGGAAATAGATTGCTTTCTAGTATCTGTGGGTTTTGTGATTTTAAGAGGGCATGTTGGCCTAATTCTATCATGCACAGAAAAGTATCTTCCAATGCTCGTTTTCCTAAATCTGTATGGTACAGCAAGCTTAAAAAAAGAGAAATATAATGCCTATATATTTTCAAACGGATGTCAGTTTTTCTGATATATATATGAACGACAATGTCTGGTATGCTTTTCCAGATTCTGAAGATCAGAAAGGTGGAGCTGATATTATCAGAGAGTTAAGAACAAGTTCTACGAGCATACCAATAAGAGTTTGTAAAAGTTTTTATGAAGGTGGTGGGTGGGATGATTATGATTATGATAAAAAAACAGCATTGCTTATAGAAGATTTAAATAAAATTAAAGAAGTACTTAATAAAGGAGCTTTGGTATGTTTTTACATGGCTGAATGGACAGAGAGTTTAGAGAAAATGAAAAAGAAGTCTTATAAGATATTTGATTTTGCTCTAGAAGAATCAGGAGCTTTGTTTGATGCTTTTCCTCCCAAGGATATAAAAAGATATAAATCATGAAAAGAGCACATGGGTATCGGTCTAATTTTGAATTGGATATAGCTAGACAGCTAGTTAAGAATGCTGTACAGTTTGAATATGAAAAGACTATGATAGATTATATTAGAAATTGTACATATACTCCTGACTTTTATATAAAAGAAAAAGATTTTTATATAGAAGTAAAAGGTAAATTTGAATCTCAAGATAGGGGAAAGCATCTGTTGATTCGTAAACAGCATCCAGAACTAGACATACGTTTTTTGTTTATGAGAGCTAACAATAAGTTATACAAAGGATCTAAAACAACTTACGGTGGTTGGTGTGATAGGCATAATTTTAAATGGTATGAAAGTTTTATTCCAAAGGAATGGATAAAATGAATAGTAAAAAGAAATTTAAAAAATTTAAAACTTCTTTACCAAAAAATTCTTTTGTTATTATTATACAGGATAGTGAAAATGGTCTATCTGAATTTATGGCCTATGATACAACAGAAGAAAACAAGGTTACTGATGGGTACGTAATATTAAGAGGTTTTATTGAATTGCTTGAAACACAATTAGATAAGGTGATTGTACATGGTCAAGCTGCAATTTTTAGAGAGGTAGAAGTGAACAAACCTGAAATAGGAAATAAACCTATACAAAAAGGTAATGTAACAATAGTGGATTTTAAAAAATGAGTGTACATGAAAGACATGATGAGTATATGGCAAAAAGAATTAAAGAAGAGAAGGTAGCTAATAATTTAAAGAATTTAAAAGATAAATTAGCTACAGAAAAGCAAGTAGGAGGAGACCACTATAAAGATTTTACTATACAGCCTGTAGTTTTTATTCAAGAAAACAAATTAGATTTTTGTGAAGGAAATATTATAAAGTATATTTGTAGACATAAATTTAAAGGTGGAGCAAAAGATATACAAAAGGTTATACATTATGCAGAGTTACTATTAGAGCTAGAATACGGAGAAAAGAATGGCAGGTAATAATTATTTACCAACAGAATATCAAGCATTTATACATCTATCAAGATACTCTCGATGGTTAGAAGATGAGAAAAGAAGGGAAACTTGGCCTGAAACCGTAGCAAGACTTTTTAATTTTTTCGTTATGCATCTAGATAAAAATTTAGGTGTTCAATTAGAGAATGAACTGTGGAAAGAGTTAGAAGAGCATATTTTATCTTTACAAGTTATGCCGAGTATGAGGGCTCTAATGACTTCCGGAAAGGCATTGGAAAGAGAAAACATAGCAGGGTACAACTGTTCTTATATACCTATAGATAATCCTAAAGCATTTGATGAAGTGTTGTACATACTAATGAATGGTACAGGAGTAGGCTTTTCTGTAGAGAGGCAATATGTAAGTGGTTTACCTACTATACCTGATAGGGAATTTGAACATACAGATGATGTTATTTCCGTAGCTGATTCAAAGGAAGGATGGGCAAGGGCATTTAGAGATTTAGTTTCTTATCTTTATACTTGTCGTATACCCAAGGTAAGTGTAACAAAAGTGAGACTTGCAGGTTCCAGACTTAAAACTTTTGGTGGTAGAGCTAGTGGGCCACAGCCTTTAATAGATTTATTTGATTTTACTATTAATAAATTTAAAGTTGCTAGAGGTAGAAAGCTTACTTCTATTGAGTGCCATGACATAGTTTGTAAAACTGGAGATGTAGTTGTGGTTGGTGGTGTACGTAGATCAGCTCTTATTTCTTTATCAAACTTATCTGATGATAGAATGAGATCTGCCAAGACTGGAGAGTGGTACAATTTAAATCCTGAACGATCTTTAGCTAATAACTCTGCTGTGTATACAGGAAGACCAGATACAGGAACGTTCATGAAAGAATGGTTGTCTCTTTATGAAAGTAAATCTGGTGAACGTGGTATATTTAATAGAGCATCAGTACAAGAGAAAGCAAAACAAAATGGCAGAAGAAATGCCGATATAGAATTTGGTACCAATCCCTGTTCAGAGATTATATTACGACCTAATCAATTTTGTAATCTTACAGAGGTAGTGGTGAGAGCAGCAGATACGGTGGATAGTTTAAAGAGAAAAATAAAGATGGCTACCATTCTTGGTACTATGCAAGCTACCTTTACTGACTTTGGATATTTGAGGAAACGGTGGCAGAATAACACAGAAGAAGAGAGATTGCTTGGTGTATCTCTTACAGGAATTATGGATAATGTTATAACTTTATCACAGGATCATGAACAATTAGCAAAGATGTTACAAAGTTTAAGAGAAGTTGCTGTACATACTAACAAAGAATGGGCTGATAAACTGGGTATTCCCCAATCTACAGCAATCACCTGTATTAAACCATCAGGTACTGTTAGTCAATTAGTAGACAGTGCCAGTGGTATTCACGCAAGACACAATCCTTATTATGTAAGAACAGTACGAGGAGATAACAAAGATCCTCTTACACAGCTTATGATTGAATCCGGTGTACCCAATGAACCAGAGATAAGAGGCAATGAGCCTTCCCCTGATATAACAGTATTTTCTTTTCCTATGGCAGCTCCCAAGGATGCTGTTTGTAGAAATGATATGACTGCTGTACAGCAATTACAACTATGGAAAATCTATGCTGAACATTGGTGTGAACACAAACCCTCTGTAACTATATCTGTAAGGGAAGAAGAATGGATACCCGTAGGTTCATGGTGTTGGAATAATTTTAACTATTTAAGTGGGGTATCTTTTTTACCTTATTCAGATCACACCTACAAACAGGCACCTTATCAAGATATAAGTAAGAAGAGTTATGAAAAGTTGATAAAAAAAATGCCAACCGGAATTGATTGGCAGAGGTTACAAGATTTTGAGAAAAAGGATATGACTAAGGGGTCACAGGAGTTAGCCTGTACAGCAGGTACCTGTGAGCTAGTGGATATATAGTGAAAAAGGATGATGAGGCTATGCTATTTAACTTTTCTGTACGTTTAACACGAGCAGGCCATGTATCTGTAGAGCATGAATATGTAAAACCTGAAGAGTTTAAAGAGGCAATGGATAAGTGGAACTCAAAGTATGAAAATACAGAAGTGCTTGTGGCTTTGATAAAGTTCTTATCTAATCATTCAATGGATTTAGAAAAGGATATTCGTAAAGTTCTTTACTAGTATTTGGCTCTACGAATACCTCCACCTTTTGCATATCTCTTTATCTTCCCACCATGTCCTTTGGCTTTCTTTTTTCTTCTCTTGACAGGGCCACCCATATAAAATCCAGCACCATATTCATCTCCGAATACTGGATCTCTTTCAGGTATTTGACCACGAGGACTACGAGGTGCTGGTGGGAGTCCTCTTCCCATCAATGGTACACTTCTGTCTAATGATGGAGCAGTAGGAGAAGTAGGTCTAGGTTGTAATGTTGGTTCTCTAAGTGGTCCAAGTGCTCTTCTATCCCCGGCAGCAGTTTCTCTTCCTCTGTACATAGGGGATTTATAGAAGAGAGATTTCTCTCTACCAAATTCTCCTTTTGGTTGGCCATACACATCTTTTGGCCAATCGTAACCCACATTTCTTTCTGGTTGATTTTGTTTAAGCATTGCCATACTTCTAGGAGAGTATTTGCCAGTGTAATCGGTAAGAGGGTCGTAATAAGAAGCAGGAATATTTCTAGCTCCTACTCTTCTTTGTATTTCTTTTTCTGGTAATTTATATTTTTCATAATTTAAAACATGGGGAATAGTTTCTTTAAATTCTTCTCTTACTGTACTAGAGCTTGCTTTTTTCCCACCTCGTTTTACAGAAACATCACCACCTATTAGCCAATAGGCTAGATCACGAATAGTTCCATCTCCTATGGTTATTTTATTTCTATTAGGTTTAGGTCCTGTTCCTCTATGTTTTGCTCTTGCCATAATCTATCTCCTAACCGGTCTTGTGCCACCACCTTTAGCATATTTTTTTACAGATCCTCCCCCGTATGTTTTGAGAGGTTCATTATCTGTTCTAAAAGCTTCCAAAGGTTTACGTAATGATTCCAAGTTCATAGCATCTGTTACAGGTGTCGGAGAAGACATAGCTCCCCCTATATTTGACACTTTGCTTTTATTCATGCTATCCTTTTTTTTTGGTTCGTAGGGATTAGCCATCGTTATTCCTAGCCTTTCCTATGTTTGCACCTACAAAATTGACGATGTCAAGTAACCATTGTACTATACGATCATCAGCTTTATTAGGGGTTAATGTGGCAACGAGGGCAGCTGTACCTACTATACTTGTGGCTACTGCAAACCAAGATTGCCAGTTGCTCATTATGTACGTCATTAGACTTACTTCTTCCATAATTTTCTCCTTTTATTGGTTATTGGAAGTTTATTTTTTTATGCTCTTTCTATGAGCCTCTTTAAAAATATTATTTATTTATGCTCCTAATTCAAGATCATACATTTGATCATCCGTAGTAGGTATATCATACACTTTTGGTATTATTACATCTCCTATATCATAAACTATACTTCCTAATCCATACTCTGCTATCTGTGCTGCTCTGGCTGCTACATCTGGAAGCCAAGCCATAGCTTGATGACTTATCATTTCTTTTGGTTTTCCTCTTATAAGCATTTCAGCCAAAGCTTTTTGTGCTTGCTTATTTTCTAATAAAGCTAATGTTACAGCAGCTCTATTTCTAAGTAAAGATGCTACTAAAGCTTCAGCTCCTATATATCTGTAAGAAGTTCTACCAGAATTTGCAGCATAAAATCTACTAATCCAAGAAGCAGGAGTAAATTTAGCTACTCCTTTTAAAGGACTAGACATTTGACCAATAGTTCCTCTTATTACTGTTGGATCCATTAGTATACCCATTTGACTTATTACTCTCATTGCTCCTGCATCAATATATGGTGATATTATGCTGTCATATCTTTCTATCATTTCAATAAGAGCTGCGTGATCAACACCATATTCTATTTGTATATCTTTTTCAAATCGTCTCTTGACCCAAGCTCTTTTTGAACCTTCTGGAGCACCTATTTTTCCTATTCCTATATTTAGCCTTGGTTCCATAGTAACAGTAGTTGCTCTTCTAAGACCTACAGCAATTATCCTTCCCATAGCTTCATCAAATTGTTTTGCTGTCATTTTTTTTGGAGATAGGAATTTAAAAGGTTTACCTTTCATTATATCTGCACCATAGGCTGAAGTTTTTCCCATCAAAGTTCGCATTGGTGCTGTTACTTCTCCATGAACTAAAAATTGTTTTAAATCATCTATTCTAGTTGATGCTTCAGGATCAACAACTAAAAACTTGAACATGCTTTCTATACTTTGTTCTTTTCCTAACATGTCTCTTATAGCACCTTTTAATATATCTTGATGCTCCTCTACGACTGCTAATTTTGTTAAATTAGTTTTAGATCTTTTTAAAAGATTATCAGCTTCTGTTACTTTTCTTAATATTACAGCATCATTAAAGTTTGCATTCATTAATTTTTTTCTAAGGTCTAAAGCTTCTTGAGTATTGAATATTTCTTTACTTACATTACCCTCTATCGAGGAAGCTTGATAGAACAAAGTTTTATGTGCTTGTGTGGCTATGCCAGCTACAGTAGTTTTTCCTCCTTTAGTTATTTCTTCTAATCTATCAGCAGCAGCATGAAAATCAATTTCACCTCTTTTTACTAAGCCAGTAGTGTCTATACCAGCCTGTTCTCCTGCATCTAGAAAAGCTTTATTAAATTTACCTACATAGTAATCTTGTAATTCTGTTTGAAAAGCAGTGTGTTTTGTTTTTATATACCGTAATTCACCTTCTGTATATCCTGCATATAACCCACTAGGATCCATTTCTGCTTGTCTAATCATATCATCAGTTACAAAAAACCATTGATCTCCCTCTCTTATTCCAAGCATTTGTCGTAAATGTAATTCTGTTTCATCTGGTTTTGACCATAATCGTTTCCAAACAAAGTCTAGCCATCCCTCATCAGTTCCTTCCCCTCTAATAGAATTTTTATGAATAAAACCAGTAGGATTTTGTTTACTAACAGGTACTTCTCTTTTTGTATCAAGTAGCCATGATGTAAGATTATTTTCATAAAGAGGTTCACTTATATTATGTCTATAAAAATCACTTGCTTTATTATACAATACCCATTTGTCAGGATGATTAATTTTTAATAATCCTTCAGTTCGATTTAATTCATTAGTCATATATGTATGAACTTTCATAAACTGATCTAATTGTTGTCTTTCTGCAGAGGTACCTGTTAATCGCAATTTATCTCCATCTAGTGTGCCTATAATACTATTTAAACCCTTTTCAATATTATCTAAATCATCCATACGAAGAGGTAGTTTCATATCTATAGTTTCTATGCCAAAAGTGCTAACAAGGTCATCCATATTTTTTCTTATTTCAAAAAACTCATCCATTACTGTTGCATCAGGTCTTAATTTTAATTGTTCTAAAAATACTTCTCTAACTTCCTCTACATTATCTAATATATCTCCGGCAATATCTTTTCCTACAAAACTTTCATATACTTCTGCTAATTTTCTCTCTATAGCAGGTGTTGTTAAATTATCAATAACTTGTGTTACTTCACTAGAATTTCTTCCTGCAAATTTACCAGTATCTGTTGTAGTAGTTACTTTTCTTAAATTCATAAGAAAATCAAAAGCATCATCAGAAAATATATCAACACCTTCTAAAGCTGCGTCATATCTTCTGTTTGCCATATTTTTAAGTTCTCTCCAAGACTCTACATAATTGATAGCACTAGTTTCAGAAGCCAGAATAGGATTAGCATCTGTTCTACGCATCAGCTTCATTTGTTTAATAACATCCTTTTGCCTATAATCCAATTTACTAGCTGCAACATCTTTTCTTATTTGGACTATTTTTTGAGCTATTTCTTTAGCAGGCCTCTGTACACCAGATTCTAATTCTACTATTAAAAGATGCCCATAAGCATCTATTATATTATCCATTGTAGCATTTTTAGCAGCATAAAAAGGATCATCAGCCTTTTTAACAAGTTGTTGTAAAGCCATAGTTTCAACAACATTTTTCAGTATCTTTACATTTTCTGCTACTTCACCAAAAGCACTATGTACACTAGTTCTTGCGTCAGTTAAAAATGCTAAAAAGTCAGGATCGGCACCAGCCTTGCTAAAATTAGCATCTACTAAATCTAACATTTTATTTAATGAAGTAGCAGCTGCGTGTTTGTCTTCTAGTATTTTAGCATGAGAAAGGAAATTATAATCTAAAGTTATACCTATGTCTGCTTGTTCAGCTAATTTAGCTTCAGCTAAAGTTAACAATTTTATTTGTAAACTTTGACCTAGTGCTAAATTAAATCGTTTGGTAATATTCTTTATATTTTCTTCAGCAGATTTTGTTGGATCAAATTCAAACCCTCCTGCTTGAGCAAGTTTGCTATCCTGTATTCCTTGATTAGCTTTTAATGGATTTCCTCTAAGATCTATAGAAGCCATTTCCTGTATCCAGCTAGTAAATTTACCTTTTATCTTTTGTGTCTTTCTTAAACTTTTCATTGCATTTCCTATAAACACTGGATCCATTTCTGACAAACCACTGAAAAATTTATATGCACTTTCATACTCTGCTTTAGTTATTTCACCTTTAACCATCATACTTTGTAAAGCTGCTATATCTCCAGTTCCTTCTATAGCATTGTATACTTTTTGGAAACCTTCAACAGGCATACCCATAAAATGAAAAGTATCTCTAAGAACTTGGGTACTTTTTAACCCTCCCCAAACAGCAGTTCGTACTAATTTATTAGCTGTTGCAGGAGTAAAAAAAGCAAAACCAAAACCATAAGCTAATCTTGCCATTTCGTTTGGAGCATCCCCACTTTCTAGATAAGCTCCGAAAGATTGTCCTCCTGCAAAACCTAGTTCTTGAAAACCAGTATCTCGTATAAATTTCTTTCGATTTTGACCTATACCAAATGCTGCATTTTTTAAGAATAATCTTAACTTTTTATATCTTTTACCAGCAGTTTTAAATTGATCTGCAACATCCTGTTTCATTAAAATATGAGCATCTTGTACAAATCGTCTAGCTTCTATATACTCTAATTGTTTTTCAATATTTTCTTGTGTTATAGGTTTTCGTTTTTTCTTGAGTTGAGCTATTGCCTCTTTTTCATAAACTTTAAAAACTCTAGTTTTTACATCTTTAAACATAGTTTTAGATTTTGGTACAATTTTAAATATTTTTAAAGCACCATATGTTAATCCTACATTTTCTCCCAAAAAGTCAGCATATAAATGTAAGCCTTCAGCATCAGGTTTTTCTAATAGATATTTAACTTGTCTTGCATTAAGCTCTCTAGTCCATCTATATTTTACATCAGGATTTGAATGATGTTCAGGATCATCCCAAAACCATCGCATAAATTCTTTTTCTTTATTCATAAGCCAAGTCATACCCCCAACAGTTCCTTCAGGAGAAACTATACTGGTCAATTCTGTTGTAACACCTTTTATAAGACTACTTACGAAAGGACCTACTAGAGGTACAGGTACAATAGAACCATAAATACGTTCTAGACCACTAGCTTCTTCCCCTGCTGTATTTGATAGACTAGCAAATCCCTCCTCTGTATATCCGGGAATACGTTGCATCCATTTTCCTCTACTCCATATAGGGTGAGAAGTACCTAGACTCTTTATAGCATCTGTATATGTTGCTGCAGCTTGTCTAGCTTCCGTTTCTGTTACATTAGGTAAAACAACAATTTCTCCCATTTCGGGAGATGATCCTATTAATGGATCTTTACTTTCAGGTTTTACTCCTGCAGAACCTAAGTAATGTCTAAAATAAACTCGATTAAATACAGGTTCATTAAAAGATTCATATATATTTAAACCTTCCATTTTTCGTTTATTTATTTTAATTTTAATTTTACCAGTTTTTTCATCTACTGCATAATTTCTTTTATCATGTTCAGGTACAAGTATATCATAGTCTTTATTTGGAGATATTTTTAATAATTCTTCGGCTCTTTTTCTTTCATTGTCTTTATTTTTTTTGTTTATTATTGCCTTTCTTCTAGTTTCTTCATCAGCAAATCTTAACGTAGCTTCATGAGGATCTTTTAAATACTGGTCAACTATTCTACCTATCTGCACATCAGGTTGTCCAAATAAATCCAATGCAGGTCTATATACTTGAGATTGAGAAGGATGCTGTGCTGTAAAAGGTGATACTTCAACTGGCAGCCCTCCTTTAGCTCCCGTTGGACTGTAAGTAGTTCTATCTACTTCCCGAAATCCTTCTTCTATATTACCTACGAGTACTTTATTACGAGAGTCTAGTACGTTGTTAGTTTGTTTTTCAGCCATTTTTAATTACCTTTATTTTCTTGAATCCATCTATAACGATCTGTATATTCTTCATTATAACGTTCTATATATCGTCTATAGTTTTCAGTTCCTTCAGGAAATAGTCTTGCTACTGCAGATTGATATTCATCAACGGTCAGTATGTGTAATCTACCGGGTATATTAGCAAAATCAGTCATCATTGATTGAAAACCTATAGCATCTCTTGTATAAGTCCTAGGATTATCTCTAGCCTGTTCTTCTGTATCAAGCTTAGCTAGTACCAGTAATTTTTGTAAACCTCCATGTTCAACTGTATTAATAGGACCATCTAACTGTGCTGGTAAATCATTTAATTTACTTTGGAGTTTTTCTCCTGCAATTAATGTACGTTCAGATGTAGTAGCCATAATATCTATACCACCATAAGTAAATCTGTTCATAGCATCGGCAGCATAAGCAGCATCTATAGAATCTCCGGCAACACTCCAATATTTATTTTTATCAACTATATTTTGAGCAAAATCTTGAATAATATCTAGCACTGCTAATTGAACTCTACCATTTTCAAATAATCTATCACCGATAGCATTTAACATATTTTCCACATCTTGGTCAGAAACTGTTCTACCTCCAGTGCCACCTTGTATAGCTACAGCAAGTTGATAAGCCAACATATATTTATAAAATCTATGTCTAGCAGTTGTACTAGCTGTTCGTACAGATCTATCAGTTTCTACTCCTGTACGAACTAATCCAATTCTGGTTTCAGCATCAGCTGCTTTTGCATACTTACTCATCTTATCAAGTACTTTTAATTCAGTATCTAGATTATATTTCGTTCCTAGATTACCTACAAATCCAGAAATTTGTGCTAGTATTCCTCCTGAACCTTTAAGACCAGCTATCAATGTAACAGGACCTCCGAGTAATTGTGTAATAGGAGGAAAGTATCCATTTTCTTTTTCAAAACTTGCTACATTATTTTTCATATATTTAGTAGTTTCTATAACAGATTGTCCTGCATCTGCTCTTATAGCAAGTTTACTTAAATTCATATTAAATTGACGATTAATAAAGTCTTTAGTACTTCCACCAACTTCAGTTCCTGCTACAGTAATATCTACAACTCTTCCCGGAGAAGCTAATCTGAAACCTTTATATAAATCTTCCTGTGTTATTTTATATTTCTGAGGTTGATTAGTGTTATAATTTTCTATAGATTCATTAAAAATTCTTACTGTTTCAGGATCACCGATACGTGCAGTAACAAATCTTTCCATTAAATCTCCAAAACTGACGTAAGGTTTTTTACTACCTCTTAATCCAAATTGAGATATTAGATATTCACTATCTTGCTGATTACTGGCTACAATTTCTGTTTCATAAAGACGGATAGTTTTTGTACCTATAACATTAAGATAAAATCCCGGTGATACTATTTTTTCTCGTCTTTCATTCTGTCGAGCAGTCCATTTAGTTTCAAAAATATCGGGAGTCATTTCCACTCGTTGTTGTGTTTTTTGATCCCACATCCAACCATAGGTATTTCCATTTATTACCTTTGGTGTACCTGTAATATCTCCATTAGGTGTTTCTTGAATAGCTAAAACTGTTCCCGGTTGTGCTTGATCTGCCATACCTTGCTCAGATATACCATTTTTTACTACTTGTTTCCACATCTCTCCATAAACATCATGGCCAAAAAGCATAGTATTTGAGTGTTCTCTAGGAAGTACTAATACAGAATCATCAGGTCCTTTTTTTTCAATATTATTTTTTACATATCGTTGCATTAATAGTTCCACTCTATCATCTGTATTTTTTGCTAAAATAGGATCAGAATCTATACCTAATTCTGCTCTTCCTTTTTTGGTTAAATATTGAGTAGCTACTCTAATATCTTCATTTAATAATTCTTTATAGTCATAATCTCCTGCAGCAGAAAGAGGAAATAAATCTACCATTCCATAGCTACCCATCACTTGAAACATTCTAGAAGGTACAGCACTTGCAGCATCCTTCTGAGCTTGCACAGCCATCTCTGCTGCAAGAGCACGATTTTCTTCCTGTATATCATTATATCCTTCAAAAGCACCTTTAGCAAAGGCCATAAACGGAGATATACCCATTATATCATTCCCTCCCCTTCAATCATTGGTTGTTCTTCAAGTTCCATAAGTTCTCCTTCTGGAGGTCCGGCCAAGAATCCTTCCGGCATTTGCTCTTCTGGAGGTCCGGCTTCAGCCATAGCCATTTGATTTTGTAAATGAGCAAAAGCTTCAGGATTACCCTCTTGCATATTTGCCATAATTGTTTCATCAGTCATACCTCGGTCTTCACTAGGATCTTGGTTAAACATAATAGCAGGGATATTTTCTTCCTGAGCCATCATCATAAAATAAGCTGATACTGGTAATTTCATCATTTCTGCTACATCAGGAGTCCATATTCCTTCTGAAAAACCTGTAAGAGCTATAGTATTTACAATACTTTCTATAGGCATACCGGCCATCATTTGTTTTTGTAAATCTTCTTTACCTCCACTGCTTGTTTCTATTTTATCAACTATATAAGCTACAGCATCATCTACATCTACTATCTCTGGAGGTCGTTCAAATGAATGTTTGCCGGGTTCATCTGTTAAAGACTGACCGGGTATTGGATGATCATAGGGATCCATAGCTTCAATAGAACCTTTTACTGGAGGTCTTCCTGTATCTTTTTTAGGGTTTAATAACATGTGATTATCCTATACTGCTGATCTTAATGTTGTTTTTATTCTTCCTACATCTGCCAAGGCTATATTTCTTTCTTGAGCAGATACTCCTCCTGCTCCATAACGTATCATTGCTAATTGTTCAGGAGTAATAGCTCCTGTAATAAGAGCTTGGGATATTCCACCGGGTTTGTACATACCTCCCTGTCTTGCTTGTGAAATTTGTGTTACTGCTGCAGGGCTTCCTCGTTGAAAATCTCGGTGAGTTACTTTTTTTCTTTCTTGTCTTCTATCTTCGGGTCTACCTGCTGGTTCACCTGATAGTCCTTTTCCCATCAATTGCCTATATTTCTCTAATTCATTAAGTCTTGGTGCCTCACCACCCCAAACATCACTCCAAGACATGTCACCTTTTATCCATTTATCTACATTTATTCCTAAATCAAAAGGTCTAGCTGCAAATGCTCCTACTCCTTTTATTTGCCTTTCCCAAAATCCGGGTTTTCCCATTCGGCTACCTGCACCAATTATCTGTCCTCTTCTAACAGTAGCAGTACTATAAGGTCCCTTATAATCTGCATATCCTTTTAGATTATACCCCGATCCTGCTTTAGATGCAGGAGGAGCATCATAAAAACCAAACCCTTTTCTCATCCAATCTCCCACATCTCCAGCCATTTCCGGAGCAATAGCACCAAAAACAGTACTACCAACTCCATAAATTGCTGCAAGTTTAGCTGCCGATCCTAACGGATCTCTTTTCATCTTATTAATATCAAAACTACTTTCAATACCTTTCCATGTATCTGATAACCAACTCATTTATTTTCTCCTATACTAATCCAAATATTTTATATAATACAGATCTGCCCATTTCACTGTATAAATTATCTTTAAATTCCTGTTCATATTGATCTTGACTAAAATCATTCTGTTGTGAAGCTATAGCAAAAGCATGTGCTCTTTGTGATGCAGATTCTGCTTTTTGTAATACCCAAGAAGCTTCATCTCGGTATCTTTGCCACATTTGATTCTGTGCTGAAGATGTTAATCCTAATAAATTTTGTGTATTTACTCTATTTGTTTCATTTATTAAAGAAGTATTTGCTGTATTAATATTCCTTCTCCAATCAGCATTGCTTTGATCTATTTGTACAGCCATGTTAGAATTGAACTTTTGTCTAGAATCTTCCATTTGAGCTACAAATCTTCCTGTAGCATTTCCCTGATCAGCATTAAACTGTCTCATAGCTGCTTCTCTCGTCATGTTAGCATTTTCTACCTGTGTACCAAGCTCTGAGAAAAATTCCATCACCTGATTGTTAGACTTAGCATTGAACTGTCTTTCAGCATTTTCAGCAGCTTGATCGTTGAATAATTTTTGCATACTTAATTGATGGGTTATGGTATTTGATTGCTGTTGATTTGTTAAATTAGCAGTATCTATAGAAAGAAATGATCTGGCATTATTTACAGCAGACTGTAATCTAGCATCAAGATTAGCTTTGTCCATAGCTGCATAGGTCATAGCATTTTGTAAAGCTGTTTGTTGCCTGTTATTTAAATTCTGTAAATCTACAGTAGCATAAGTCTTAGCATCTTGAGCAGCAATAGGAATAGCAGATTCATATACAGCTTGTGTTATAGCAGCAGCAGCCATAGAGGAAGCACCAAGCCCTCTTTGTTGCATCAGAGCATTTACTTTACGTACAGCAGGAGCAGCCCAAGGGGGTAGTTCGTCTCCTGCATCTATAGCTGCAAATAAAGATTCAAGTTGTCCTTTTACCGTACTGAGAGATGCCACTTGATCAATAGTAGCAGCTGTTGCTTGTGCTTCTGGAGATACAGTGCCTTGAATAGCATTTGTATAAGCTGCCATAGTAGGATCACCAATTATAGATGCAGGAGATAGATTACCTGTAGCAGCAGTTGCTGTAGGAGTATTTTCTTGAGTGTATGCAGAGTAACTTTCAGCAGCTTGTTTAAAATCAGTAGCTTGTGCTACAGTAGGAGCAGCTACTCCTAAACCTGTGGTAGCAGCTTGTGTAGCAGTTACAGTAGGAGCAGCAGTAGGAGTTTCTATAGCTACATCCCCTACAGTTTCTCCAGTTTGCACACCCATAGTTGTAGGAACAAGCTTTTCTCCTGCTGTTAATCCTACTTTTTGTTCAGGCCTAACACCACTTATAGGTTTTACTATAGGATACCCTTCAGGATCAGTAGTGGTAGCACTGGGAAAACCACCAGCTCCTCCCGGTTGTGCCGGTATATCCTCTGTGGCAGTACCACCTGCTTGTAATCTTTTTATAATTGGTAATCTGGCCATTTTCTATCCTCCAAACCACTTGCCAAATACTGTTGAAACTGCAGCACCAAGTCCGGAAGCTACAAGGAATATTCCTATGAGCACTCCTTTACCTTTATTTAGCTGACTTTCTAAATCCCTAATTCTACAGGTAAGAGTATCAACTTCTTTGCTTAACGTCTCAACAGCTTGTATTAATTTTCCTATCTCTACTATATCTATATCGTTACTTGGTGCCATTATTTACTCCTATTGTTTCAGTTCCACAGTGCTATCAATATCATAATTAGCTCCACTATGATCTCCACCAATTAGTGCACAAGAAAACTGTTTCTGATTAGTAATAATTATTGTCCAAGCTCCATTTTTATTATTAACAAATAATTCTACTATTTCATTACTTGAATTTATTGCCCACCATTTTCTTGATTCACCATGTTGTAACCTTAAATTTCCTGTAAGATCCTCATGTGTTGCACACATTAAGCTTTTTATATATGTTCTTTTTTGTATGTCTATACCTTGTTGAGCTTTTAACACAGGTGCAAGTAGAATGTATGCTATTATAACCACTCCTATCCAAAATAAATATTTCATCGTCTGTATCCTTTTACCCCATAATCATCAGGCCAGTCGTTAACCTTTCGTACAGTTTTTAACGTACCATCTTCATTATATTCCTCGGTGTGAAGAGCTATAAAAGCTGGCATATCAGCTGCATCATCTATTGCTGTTTGTATACTGGCATGTGCAGTTCTCACTGCTGCCATGTAATGCAACACATCTGAGGGAACAGCTGTATCAGCAGATACCTTTCTTTGAACTAGCCAGCCAAATCCTTTTATAAGATCGTTAGCAATTTGATCAGCTTTTAGTTTAGCTTGAGATCGTAATCCAAGTGTTACTACTTGATTATCATGATCATCTAAAATAGGATCATCATTTTCATCTACCTCGTTAGTATCATCAAGTTTTCTATCAGCAGCTTTTTCTCCTATAGTTCTTACAACACTATTTCCATCTCCAGCTAAAGCAAAAGCTTCATTCTTTTCTATATAATATTTTGAATCAAGACGTGATCCTGAAGTTACTACTGGTACGATACCCACAGCTTTTTTCTCTGCATCAGTCCAAGCTGTAAAAATAGCACGAGGATGGCTGATTTCATCTACAGTTATTGGTTTAGGGTGTGCTATTATTTCTA